GTTGCGGAGCCAACCTATGATGGTGACGTGCTGTTACTGCCTACAGAGCAAAAAGCCTTCGGGGTCGTATGGGACAGCGGGATTCTGAGTATCGAGAGCATGAGCAGCAGCGTGCGATGGACTTCGGTATCCAGTTTCAGCGGTTGCCCCTGCTTCCGTTCGAGCGCCAGCTAATTGATTTCCTGGGATGTAGCGAGGAAGAGTACAGATTTTTTGAAGCGGAAGTCCGGCGTCGTGCGCAGGAACGCCCGGCCGAATACGCCCATATTCCAGATATTCGTTGTGATCCTGCAACGATAACTGCTGTTGTTTCACTAGCTCTCGGGCTTGTTTTTCAAGGTGTTGCTTACTTATTGACGCCAAAACCTAAGGCGCCGGAGCAAGCTGATCCAATTAAGCAGCGGCGACTTAGCGGTCAACGCGGCCAGCAGCGCTTTAATCCAGCCTACGGATTTGATGGTGTCCAAGAACTGGCGCAATACGGAGAGCGCATTCCCATCCTGTTTGGCGATTATCAAGTGCATTCTTTTGGTGCCACCGGTGGCATCATGGCGCAGCCACAGCTTGTTTGGTCTCGCACGCTCAGCTACGGCACGCATCAAGCAGTTCGTTTGATGTTCATCCTTGGGGAAACACTGGGTTTTGGCGCAAAACGCCCAGAATTAGGCGGTATTTACATCGGTAACAACGGTCTAAGCCTCCAGAATCCAGACCGCTTTGCTTTTTACTACCGACCTGGCACAACACCTTCCGGTGATTTAAGCGGTCGAATTACGGCAAGCAACTTGCTGTATGGCACACGTGGAGGCCAAGCAGCTGGTGATCCTTGGACCGGCAACGATATATTCGTTTGTCCTACAACATTTGGACCAGACCGTCCTGGTTTTTGCCAGACATATCAACCAACCAATGCCACAACATTCGGTCTTTTTAATCCGATTAAAAACGGTACTGCCTACCGACTGAACTGGCGCGTCATTAGCCGCCCAGCAGAAGGTGTCGATAGCGGCGAACGAATTAGGGCTGAACGAAAGAAGATTGCAGGCCCTAACGCCAACGCTAATGATGCAGGTATGCCCGGTGTTGGCGCCGGTTATAGCCCGTGCATGGGACTTATTGCCCACAACGGTTCAGTAAAAACAACCCCGACCGAAGTAACTTGCAATGTAGGGGATTATGTTACTTACCGAATTAATACCCGCAAGTTTACGCGAGATGACCTATCTATTGCAGCTTCCACAGGAGTAAACGTTGATGACATCAATAATGCCACTGACTCTGCCCGTCAGGCCGCCGATCAAACATTACAAGTAGGCGAGCAGATTCAAATCGGCAACTGTCTTTTTACTGTAGAAAGCAGGACAAACGACATATACAGGCTCAAGGGTCCAACAATTGATATTAATTTGCGGTGTAAAGAAATATTTGGCCAACAAAACACTATCGGCATTGCCGGGACGCTAGCGGTTGAAAGCAAAGTATTTACAAGCAAAGGCGGCGGCGACAATGTAGATCCGCCTGCAAACAACCCAGCTGACGGATACTGCGGCCCTTCATACTGGCCCTTGGCACAGGTCGCAATTGGATCTGTACGTAATACTCGTCCGGTCGAAGCAACCGAGATTGGAATACGCAGTCAAGTTTGGAACAAGGCTAGCGGTCTTTGCAATTTCCAAAATGTGCCGCGTGCGCCAAAACTATTGGAGTTAGACGAAAAAAATGTCAGCATAACCAACGGCACAATCGACAAGTACATGGCGCGCGCCAGTGCTTTTGCGGTTGAGTTTCGTCCAGCATCGCTTCGTTCCGACGGTACCGTTTACCCGTGGTATCGCCTAAGGGAAGAGTTTGTTGTTGTCGGCAGCAGGCCCGTAGACCAGTTTAACTTTATTAGGTTAAAACCACAAAATCCCGGACAATACGAGTACAGGTTTGTGCCGCGCCCCGGCGCATTACTTGAAAAGTATTTAGCTGACAACGCCAGATTTGTTGTTATGACTGGCACGCAAGTAGCGACAAATTACGCTAAAACTTTTACATCCGACAGTTACGGCGACATTCGTGTTACCTGCTCTGGGACAGAGGTTTTAGCCAAAAATTATTTTAGTAATTCAGAGTTAATCGATGGTGCACAAGCTGCCTACACTCAAGTCGAAAGTGCTATCCCAAACGCTATTGCCTGGAACGGAACTTACACAGGCGCTTCGTCTAATGGTGCTCCACAAGGTGCACAAGGTGGATATTGTTATGAACGATTAGGTGATCCTCAAACAGCATGGCGTGCAGGGTATATTTCAGGGGTATCGGCGGTAAATTATAATGTAAAGTTTACAGTTGACGTAGGTGGGGGCAAAAAACTTGCACTTGTTATTGGCGGCAAAGCAAAAGTAGGATCTGCTGAATATTTTGACAAATATGGGTATTCTTTTCAATGGGATCCTGATACCATCGCGATTGCCCTTCAAGGTTCAAATGATGGCGACTACCAATCGACAGGAAATTGGGCCGTAGGCGAAACTGTTTCAGACACAATTACGCCTACATCAGGAAATATATGGGCGAATACCGGGGGGCTAACTCAAGTTGGAACAACCTTTATTATTACAAGCGTTCAAAGCGGAACAACAGCAATTCCTGCCGAAGATGCCCGCACTTTTGAACGGGTTTCTCAAATTGCGGATGTTAGCCATTACGACGAATTAACAAAATCACATTTTGACGGGCCAGAGCATTACATATCCTATGTCAACGAGTCTATTTCAAATAGGAGTAATACAGATGAAGAAGTTGCCCCTCAGTACGATGCTTGTACCACGATGGGTTTGGTACTTCGTTCTAGCCGCAGTGTTAACCGTGCCGATCAGCTAAACGTATGGATGCCCAAAGGTGTTGACTGCTACAACTGGCTAACTGGAACAACAGGACCAAGCAACTTATTCTGCGATCTCGTTTACTACCTGCTAACTAACGACAGGGCTGGTTTAGGTAGCGTGATCAATAGTGATTTGATCGACACGGCAGGATTCAGCGAAACCGCTAGATTCTTGAAAACAAACGATTTGTACTTTGACGGTGCTATTGCCGATGCACGTAATTTTCGTGACATCGTAAGTGAGCTGGCGCCGTACCATTTGTGTTCTTTCGTGGTGCGCAACGGTAAATTCAGTATTGTTCCGGCTTTGCCTCATGATGCAAGCGGGGCCATCAATCCTAGAACGCTACCTATTGCCGCTATGTTTAGCGATGGCAATATTATTGAAGATTCGTTTGAAGTTGATTACTTAGAAGCTGATGAACGCAGAAATTTTCGCGCAGTTGTTACTTACAGGGATGGCGCTAAAAACGCTTTTCCCACAAACCGAACGATAGCTGTGCGCTGGAATACTGGCACTTCCTCGGCGGATCCGCAAGAAACCTTCGACTTGTCAAGCTTCTGTACGCACAGAGAGCACGCACTAAAAGTTGCTAGGTACTTGCTGAGCATTCGCCGCCGTGTCTTGTATGTTGTCCGCTTCAAAACCACCCCTTACGGTTTGAATCTTGCACCAGGTAACTACATCAAAGTTGTTACGCAAACCACTCCATACCATGCTTCTCGTAATGGCGTGGTACGTGAGTCCGATGGTGCGGTACTTTCTGCCGACACTTTGGCGGATGGCACCTACAGCGTGTCCGCTTACCGCCCCGGCAGCGAAAGCGTGCAGACAATCCAATTAACAATTACGGGTGGACGTGTAACAGATTCAGTCAATTGGGGCATTGTTTTTACGATCGGCAGCACTGCTGTAGAACAAAACATCTACATGGTGGAGCAACTTACGCTGGACGAAGACGGTCTTGTTAGTGTTGTAGCAAGCCACGTCCCGACCGAAGGCGGTGCTTCCATCGTTGCTACTGATGTGATTACACCAAGCCGCTTTATTTACTCGGAGTAACCATGGCTTTTCCTAACATCAAACCCGCCAGCCGCGAATACGACCCTGGCGATTGGCCAATCAAGCGTTACAGCAGCAATTCCGGCGCGGAAGTTCGGATGCTGTATGGCTCCCGTCGCGTCAACGCCAAACTGCGCCTTGGCTACGAAAACATCACTGACGCCAACGCACAACTATTTTTGACAGATTTTGCCTCCCAAATCGGTACATACACAACCTTTACCCTTCCTACCAACGTTTTTGCAGGCTGGACCGGCTCACGCAGCAATATCGACGCGCCGCCCGATACACGCTGGCGCTATGAGGAGCCTCCCCGTGTTACGTCGGTTTATCCGGGCCGCAGCAGTGTACAAATCAGTCTTGTAGCTGTTGCTTAGAATGAGCAAACAGTCCACAGGCACAGGCCATGGCGTTTTTTACAGGCCGTAGCGGCTCTTTGACTTATGCGGGTAAGCCCGTAGCCAAGATCCGGGACTGGTCCTTGGATACCACGGTTGAGCTGCTGAGCACCAATACGATCGACAGCGCTGTAAACACTTTTACCCCTGGAGTGAAGGGCGCTACCGGCAGTGCCACGCTGATGTACTACAGACTTGAAGCTGGGGAAAGCGCCAGCTATACGCAATTCACGGCACTCCTTAGTCGAATCATGAAAGGTGGGGCTATCACGGAATCTGATCGCGTGTACCTGGAACTTAATGTTGGAGGCGGCGGTGCGGATGACATCAAATTTAACGCTTACATTACAAATGCACAGGTAAGTGTTAGTACTAATGAGTTGAGCGTGGTGCCTATCCAGTTCACGATGGATGGGGATTTTGCTGAGGTTGTCGTTTAATGACCGTTTTTCTCGGCCAGTACGGGAACATACGACTCAAGCGTGGCAGCAAGACGCCGTACGCTTATCTTGAAGAGCGTCTAGATCCAGCCGATGTAAACACAAGCCTAAATCGTTTGGGTTTTGATACTTCAGTAGATAATTTACTTATTGGCGATCGGGTAACCTTGACCACGACTGATGCGCGAGGCCTTATTTGTTTTGATCCGAGCGTCTGGTCTTCCGAGACAGTAGAAAGTAGTTTGAGCGCTTTTGTCCACGTAAACGCTGTGGGAGGCTTGCGTTTTTTTGGTACGTTTCAAGATGCTGTAAACAACAACAGATCCGCAGAATACCAACTTGCCGCATTTAACGGTGAATCTTTGGACATTAAAGTTGGCGTCACGGACAATAACGATAATGTTCTCGGCAACGTTACCGGTTATACCATAAATACAGATCGCGAATCAATTGATGCAACAACACTTAGCGATAAATTTCGCAGGCAGTATAGCGCAGGCTTGATTAGCGGAAACGGTAGCATAGATTGTTTATTTGATTACAAAACAACCGGCATAGAAGAAACACCTCTTTTAATGCTGCAGTTACTACAGCGAATTGATATTGGCAGCGAATTTGATCTAGCCTTGTACTTGACTGATAAAGAGCTAACGCCCACGGAAAGTAACGTTTTTTACGAAATGGAGGCAATGGTTACACGAACAGGTGTAACTGTCTCCACCGATAACACTATTAATTGCACCATTGATTTTGTTACCACCGGAGAAATTCGCTTGTTGGTTGGCGAGCCTGCCGGTTACGTACTGAAAGAGGATGACGACCGCCTGGAGCTTGAACAATCCTTGGACTTCCTGCTTAAGGAAACTGAGGACTAAACTGGGCTATAGCACCAGAGTTACGGGAGCCTAGTCTTGGCTGACCAGCGGATTACCCAACTAACGTCCCTGCCCAAGGCTAGCGTTGCGGCCAATGACGCGCTGCCCGTAGCCGACATTTCGGCTAGCCAAACCAAAAAGGTAACGGTCAAAGATCTTGTCGATGCCGGCCTAGACCTAGTTGACAGCTCTTCGATTGATCTTGCCAAGCTCGATCAAGCCAGTACAACCAAGCTAGGAAGTGCGGCTATTGCATCGGCGGCTATCACGCCGGCAAAGCTTGGCGCTAACAGTTCCATCGCCGTTCAAGGTACTGCGCCTGTAGCAGACAACTTTGAAGGTCGCGGCTTTTTTGATAGCGGCACCAACAACTTAAGGGTTTACACCGGAGCAGGCG